GCACCCGAAGCGCCTGCACCCGAAGCGCCTGCACCCGAAGCGCCTGCACCCGAAGCGCCTGCCGCCTAAACCCTTACCGCGCGGGCGCGAGTCCGCGCACCCGACACTGGAGCACCCGCCATGAAATTCGTCCTCAACCGTAACAAAGTCGTCACCAGTACTCTCGGACACGCCATCGAGTTCAAGAAAGGTGAACCGACGCACGTACCAAAGGAAATGTGGAACGACGTGATCGCCGTCGGCGCCGTGCCCGAGGACGAGATCGAGGAAGTGATCGAGAAGAAGGCGCCGGTCCTGACGGGAGAAGAACGCAAGGAGATGATCTTCGCGGCGTTCACGGTCCTGGTCGAGAAGAACGAGCGCGAAGCCTTTACCGGCAATGGCTCGCCGCACATCCGTGCCGTGGCGGACGTCACCGGCTTCCCGGTCGACGCCAAGGAACGCGATACGCTGTGGACCGAGTTCCGCCAACTGCACGCTAATCCGGATGCATGATGGACTCGTACGGACTGAGGGATGCGTTCCGTGCCGACGTTGACGATTCTGTCGCACCGTATCTATGGTCCGACGATCTGATCGCCTCCTACGCGGACGAAGCGCAGAAAAAATTCTGCCGGTTGACGAACGGCATCGCCGATTCGTCGTCCGACCTGTGCAGCGTCGATATCGAGGCCGGGGAACCGGTCGCCGACATCGACAAGCGCATCCTGAAGATCCGCCGCGTACAGCGCGATTCCGACGGCGCCAAGCTGCACGTCTACAACCTCGAAGACCTGGACGAACGCGGCATTCGCCTCACCGCACAGCTAGGTCCCGTGCGCGCCGTCGTACTGGGCATGGAAGAACACAGCGTTCGCTGGCTGGATGTACCGGCAGTGAACGATACCGCCACGCTGTCGGTGTACCGTCTGCCGCTGCGCACCGTCACGACCAGCAAAACCCAGCTGGAGATCGACGAGCAGCACCACCGCTCCCTGCTGCTGTGGATGAAGCACCTCGCGTACGCGCGCCAGGACACCGACACCCACAACGAGCAGCTGTCGCAGCGCTACGAGGCCGAGTTTCGCGCCTACTGCAAGGAGGCCAAGGCCGAGCAGGACCGCGCCCGCGGCAAGGTGCGCGTCGTGGCCTACGGAGGCATCTGATGGAAACGACCATCCGTGCCACCGGCTGCCTGACCATCACGTTGACCGACCGGGAGACGGGCCTGGTCCGCGAGATCAACACGACGAACAAGGTCGTGAACTCCGGATTGCAGTTCCTTGCCTCGAAAGCGATCTCGCCGTTCGAAACACGCAAGATCGACTTCATGGCTATCGGCACCAGCTCGCAGCCAGTGGATGCGAACGACACCAACATAGTGAGCCTGGCAGCATCCGAGCCGCTCACCGGCCTGACTGCATCCGGAGGTGTGATCACGGCCACGGCGTCTTTCAACGAAGGTGTGGGCACCGCGAGTATCACTGAACTGGCGCTGCACCTGAACGACGACACCCTGTTCGCACGTACTGTCATCCCAGTCCAGACCAAGTCCTCTACGACGTCGATGGACGTGGCGTGGACGATCACCTTCCAAGCTGTTTAACTCATAGGAACCACCATGTCCAAGTACTCCACCTACACCAAGACGAATATCCTGCAGACGACCCTGCGCGGCGTCGCCATGCCGGTCCCGGCCGGCGTGTTCGTCGCCATGTGCACGGCCGATCCGGGCGACGACAACACCACCGCAAACGAGGTCCAGACGTCGGCGATGCCGGCCTATGCCCGCCAGAATGCGGCCGGTACCGGCACGATCGATACCGGCTGGTCGGCGCCTGCGAGCGGCGTGTCGTCCAACGCGAAGGCGATCACCTTCCCGGCCAACAATGGCGTGGCAGCGATCACCGTGAACGCGATCGGTCTGTATGATGCGGCCACCGGCGGCAACCTGCTATACCACGCGCCGCTGACCTCGCCGAAGACGCTGCAGCCGGGCGACGTGCTGTCGTTCGGTATCGGTGCGCTGACCATCACCCTGTCGTAACCGGCGGCTCGGATGGATTTCTACGCGATCAATGGCGAGACAATCAACGGTACTCCGGTACTGCCGATTGCCGCGTCTGCTGGTGTCACCTGCACAATCGACATCAGCGCGGTCGCGACCCGCAACGTCCTTCCATCGGCCGCCCTCAACAGCGGCTCTGCATCGTTTGTTGCGGACCCGACTTTCACGCAGGCCGCGGCGTCCACCATCAATCCGCAGGCCGCGATCCAGACCGACGTAACGTTCATTCACGCCGCGTCGGCAAGCCTCGTGTGCAGTGCCGATATCGTCGTGGCCGTGTACCGCGTGGTGCCATGTGCGGTTCAGATGGACTGCTTCGCCGACCTGCAGGCCATTCCGGCGTCCACGCTGGCCCATGCTGATGTCACCACAGATATCACACTCGACGCTTCGGCGACGAAGATCCAACCGGGTGCGTCGGCGATGGCCGGTACGGTCGCCGTGGAGGCCGACCCGGTCGTCACGCGCTATGTCGCAGCGAGTATCGACGGCACGGCGGCGCTGCGGGTCGAGGCGACGCTCAACAACCTGCTCGACGGTTTTGTAGACGTGGCGCTCAGTGCCTCGTTCTCGATGCCGGACACCGGGATCGTATTCCGCCAGGCTGCAGCGTATGTCGAACTGCAGGACAACCTCGCGATCACGCCGACCTACATCTACGCCAGCAGCGGTGCTCTCATCGACTGCTATGCGGACGTGGAGCCGGACGGCATCACGCTGGCTGTTCCGGCCGCGATCCTGGTGGCCACGGCCGATTTCACGGCGGACGGTGTGCGCATCGTCCTGCCGACGGTAAGCATGGCTGTCACGGCCGACGTGGCGGCGCCGGCATTGCAGCGGCACGCAGCCGATACGACTGCCGTCGGCAGCGTAGTGCTGACGAGTACGCCCGTGGTCACGCAATGGGGCATGACGACGATTGATGCTGGTAGTAGCTTCGCAGCCAGCGGCACCGCCGTGCGCATGGCGGTCGCGGACGTGCAGGGCGGCGCCGACGTCGCGCTGGCGCCGTCGAACAACATGGTTGCTAGCGCGACGATCGACCCGAGTACGGACATCTCGGTGTCGTCAGTGCGTATCTGTCTCGCAGCTGTCGATGGCGTGCTCACGGCCGATTTCATCGCGCTGTCGACCGCAACGCGGCCGGCGGAAGCGAGCATCACCGGTGGCGTCGCAGTAGACGCCGTGGCCGTGAACACGATGCCGGGTAGCGCGTTGATCGATAGCCACGTGGACTTCTCGCTTTACCCGGTCATGAAGATCATGGCTGCGTGCGTACTGGGTGTCACCGTTGATGTACGGGCCGATGCTCGCGTCAACATCGAAGCGATCGACCTACCCGACGACACGATGTACCGGCCAGCCGAGGACACCGAATTTGACCGTCCCTTCGAAGAAACTGAAATGAGGCGCTACGCATGAAACTAGGGACCAAGACCAAGCAACCCGGCGAGCGCCGTTCGTACACGATCAACTACATCGATGCAATCACGAGCGACGACACCGTGATGACGGCCACACTCAAGACCGCACCACCAGTCGAACTTGTCGTCGACCAGATCACCGTCATCTCGCCGCGCGTGCGCTTCTTCGTTGCCGGCGGCACCGATGGTATGAGCTACAAGCTCACCTTCGTTGTCGTGACGAACGACGGCCTCACGTTCGAGGACGAAGTAACCATCAAAGTGAAGGAACAGTAATGACGCAACTTTTCGCGAACAACGCATTCTCCACGCTGGCCAGTGCCATCACCAATACGGCGACGTCCCTGACCGTGCAGGCCGGCGCGGGTGCGAAGTTCCCATCGCCATCGGGCGGCGACTATTTCCTCGTCACGCTGTTCCAGCTGATCGGCGGCATCGAAGCCAACCATGAAGTCGTGAAGGTCACGGCGCGCTCGGTCGATACCTTCACGATCGTGCGCGGGCAGGAAGGCACCACGGCGCGCGCGTGGGACGTGGGCGACCAAGTCTCGCACCGCGGCACCGCCGGTACGCTCGGCGGCCTGGCCCAGCTCGGCGCATCCGGCCAGGCGTTTACGAGTCCGGTCAGCGTACCGACGGCCTCGGCCGGTACGAATACGGACCAGGCCGCCAGCACGGCGTTCGTCACCGCCGCCGTAACGCAGGCCAAGGCCGATCTCATCGCATCCTCGCCTGCCGCGCTCGACACGTTGAACGAGTTGGCCGCCGCACTGGGCAACGATGCAAACTTCTCGACGACCATGGCGACGGCGCTGGGCAACCGCCTGCGCGTCGATGTGAACACACAGGGCTTGAATTCGACGCAGAAGTCCAATGCCGTGACGAACCTGGGCTTGGCCGCCGTGGCTGTGTCTGGTGCCAAGGCCGACGTAGGCCTGGGCAACGTCGACAACACGTCGGACACGAACAAGCCGGTCAGCTCGGCAACACAGACCGCGCTGGACCTGAAGGCGAATCTGAGCGGCGCGACCTTTACCGGCTCGGTGTCCACGACGGGCGACTACACACTAGCAACCCAGGGCGGGCGCTTCATCGCCGACTTCTCCAATGCGACGCTGTCCAACCGTGGAAACTTCCAGACTTCGGTAACGAACGGATCCACATCTGTCGGTTTCAGGCCGAACGGCTCCGGCACATCGGCGCAGGTCAATGCATTCAACGGCTCCGACATGACCAACAGTGCGTACATGTCGGTCGGCGCGGATGCGACTGCTACCTTCCTCGACTCGAAAGTATCGGGCACCGGTACTCAGTTACCGATCGCCTTCCGGATCAATAATTCTGAGGTTGCGCGCTTTGATACCAGCGGCAACTTCGGTCTCGGCCAAACTGCACCATCCAAGTACTTGCACGGAGGTTCGGCTCGCGTACTTGAACTTCTGAATAGTGACGCCGCAGTCGACTCGCAGAGCCATTTGGTCCTCTCAACAGGCTGCGCTGCTGCAAGTACTTCGATTGGTACGGTGTCATTCGTCATTCCGGGTATCACTGCGTCTAACAAGCTCTTGGCATACATCAGCGCGTCAACGGACCCATCGCACACTTCAACCGCACCATCTAGCACTCTCAGGTTTGCAACCCGTACAGCGGGTGGGGCGCTAACGGACAACATGATTCTCGACGGTAGCGGCAACCTGTTGGTGGGAGTGATGTCCGGCACCACGCATACCATTAATAAAACAGGTGCGGTAGAGGGCGATATCGTCCTCATTGCACAAGGGGGAGGCAATAGTGCGTCCTTCTTCCGGCATGTAGCAGGCGCAGGCGGTAATGCTGCTAATACCGCCCTGTCTATGAAAGCCAACTCCACTACCTTGCGCTCGATCAACGTGGGCGGCACCGTCAACGCATCCGGCGCCGACTACGCCGAGTACATGACCAAGGCCGCCGACTGCGGCGTCCTGGCCAAGGGCCAGATCGTCGGTGTGGATGCACACGGCAAACTCACGAACAAATGGGCGGACGCGGTCTCGTTTCTGATCAAGTCGACCGATCCGTCATATGTCGGCGGTGACGTGTGGGGCAGCGAGGAAGCTCTCGGCATCGCACGCCCGGACGAACCGGTGTTCATGGCGCCTGTATACACCGGAGCTAGCGCAGTCCTTACAGAACCGCACGAAGGCGACTCCGACGAGATCAAGGCCCAGCGTGCTCAGTACGAAGCCGACCAGCAGGCATATGCCGCGCAGGTCGCCGCTGCACGCCACACGTTCGACACCGTGACCATGCCGGCCTACCAGGCCGCGCTGGCCGACTTCGAAGCCGTGCTCGAAGCCGCGCGCCAGAAGGTCGACCGCATCGCCTACTGTGGCCAGGTGCCGGTCAACGTCACCGGCGCGACGCCGGGCCAGTACGTCGTACCGGTCCAGGTCGGCACCGGTATCGGCGCCCAGCTTGTCAACAAGGCGAACCTGACGATGGCCCAGTACATCTCAGCCATCGGCGTCGTCCAGAACATCCTCGCAGACGGACGGGCGAACGTACGCGTAAAAGTCATTTAACCCGATAGAAAGAACGTATGGACACGAACAAAAAAACTCCTGGCCCTTGCCGCCGGTCGTCCGACCTGAATCCTCCAACCGGGTCGCTTGCCGCGCTCGAAGCGCGCATGGATACGTTCGAATACAAGCTCGACAAGAACACCGAGTTGACCGAGACCATCGTGAAGCTGTTTGGCACGATGGAAGCCGGCATCAAGTTCCTCGGCTGGCTCGGCGCTGCGCTGAAGTGGGCAGCGATGTGCGCGGGCGCCCTGTTTTCGCTGTGGGCCCTGATCAACGGGAAAAATAAATGATCATTACCATCACCGACTTGTCCGAGATCATGCCGCAGGCCGCGCACTGGCGCATCGAGGCATTCATCGGGGGAATCAACAACGCCTTCAGCGAATTCGAGATCAACACGCCGATGCGCGCGGCGCAGTTCCTGGCCCAGATCGCATGCGAGTCGATCCAGCTCACCTACACGGCCGAGTTGGCATCCGGTGCACGCTACGAAGGCCGCGCCGACCTGGGCAATACCCAGCCGGGCGACGGGACCAAGTTCAAGGGCCGCGGACTCATCCAGGTCACGGGACGCGCGAACTATACCGCGTGCGGCCACGCGCTCGGACTGCCACTGCTGGACCACCCCGAGCTGCTGGAGTTGCCGACGTACGCCGCACGGAGCGCCGGCTGGTTCTGGCGCTCGCACGGGTGCAACGAACTCGCCGATACCGGCGACGTAAAGGCCGTAACGCGCCGTGTCAACGGCGGCTACAACAATCTCTCCGACCGCACCACATTCTTTGAACGAGCACGAAAGGTACTTCTATGAAACCGCACACCGCCCACTTCCTCCTGTCGCTCGTCCTGGTCGCCTTCGGCATTACCGTGGTGTTCTGGTTCCTCAATACCCGTCGCGAAAGCATGCCGCCGAAGGTCCAGAAGTTCGTCGACAAACTGTACGGTGCGTTCAAGTCAAAGACCGTATGGTTCAACGCGCTGGCGCTGGTATTCCTGCAGCAGCTGCCGGACTTCATCAGCTACCTCGCACAGAACATGTCGTCCTTGCAGCCGTTCATTCCGGCCGAGTATTACCAGCTCGTGGTCGGCGCGATCGCGGTTGCGAACATCGTCCTTCGGTTCAAGACCACGCATCCGCTGGAGGCAAAATGAATGACGGCATCGAGAAAGGACTGATGGTACTCCTGCTGCTCGTGATCGCGGCCGTGCTGGGCAGCGTACTGATGCACGCGCACATGGCCGCTGAGATGGACCAGCAGGCCGCCCAGTTCGAGAAGATCCTGCAGCAATCGAAAGACGCGAAGGCCGCCGCGGAACAGCGTGCCACCAACATCGAGAACGCGCAAAAAGGCGTCATCGACAATGCCGTCGCAACCTACAAGGCCAACAATGCAATTGACAAAGCCCGTGATGCCGCTGTTATTGCTGATCTGCGCAACGATGTTACAAGGCTGCGCGTCCGCACCAACCGTCCCGCCGCCTGTGGTGGCCAAGTGCCCGACGCCGCAGCCAGTACCAGCGGACCTGCTGACGCCGGAGACGAAACTCTCGCCGGACCAGTTGCAGCGCGACTTGCTGGACGGTACGCCGACTACAACCGCATCGTTGAAAAACTGACCGCCTGCCAGGCCATCGTCAAAGCCGACCGCATGCTCGACTGAATGCAACGGTCCCAGTAGCGGGTGGACCGCATGTGCCCTCGTGTCTAGGTGCAAAACCCGCTACCAGTGCCGCCACACGGGCCGTCTCCCTCGTGTGGCGGCGCGACCGTTAACCACCACGAAAGGATGACATGACCACGACCGATTTCAAGCCCAAGCAACGCGCCGATCGCGACGTCACCACGTTCACCGAGTTCAAGGGGCTGCGCAACGACACGACGCCCGAGCGTTTCTCCAATTTCGACCTGGCCGTGGCCAACAACGTCATCCTCGACGAGGCCCGCGCACTGCGCCGGCGGGCCGGCGCCACACTGCGCCTGCCCGGCGCCATGCATTCACTCTGGGCCGACGCACAGGGCGCCTTCATGGCCTCTAGTACGGCGCTGTACAGCCTTGACACAAACCTCACGCCCACGCTGCTGACGAACAGCCTGTCCGGTGCGCCGCTGGCGTACGCGCGCGCGGGCGACTGCGTCTACTTCAGCAACGGCCAGGATACCGGCGTCGCCCTGCCCAGCTCGACGCGCGCATGGGGCATCACCGTGCCGCCCGTACTGACCACGCTCACGAGCGGTGATCTGGTGCCGGGCCGCTATCTGGTCACGGCCACGTACGTGCGCGACGATGGCCAGGAATCCGGCGCACCGGGCGCGCAGGTCGTCGACGTAGCGGCCGGGCGCGGCATCCTGGTCACGATACCTGCATCGCTTGATGGCACCGTGACCAGCACGCGCGTGTACATGACGCCGCCCAATGGTGAAGTGCTGTATCACGTCGGCACGGTTGCGGACGGCGCGACGTTCACACCCACTGCGGCGGCTGTCGCCGCAATGAACGAGCCGCTGGAGACCCAGTTCATGACGCCGCCGCCGGCCGGGCAGCTGCTGGCTTATTACAAGGGCCGCATGTACGTGGCTGTGGGCGACACGCTGTACATGTCCGAGCCATTCGCCTACGAGCTGTTCGACCTGCGCAACAACCTCGTGCTCGACGGGCCGATCACGATGCTGGCGCCGGTCGAGGATGCTGGCGCCTCGGGCTTCTTCATCGGCACGACGGCGTCGACCGGCGTGCTGCTGGGCGAGTCGCCCGACGACTTCAAATACGCGCAGCGTTGTGACTACGGCGCCGTGCAGGGCGCACTGGCCTATGTCGATGGCACGCTATTCATGGAGGGCTCGACCGGCGCGCACAAGCTGCCGATGTGGGTCAGCCGCGCGGGCGTATGCGTTGGCATGCCGAGCCTGGACATCACGAACCTCACGCGCGAGCGCTATACGTTCGCCACCGGCCCTGTCGGCGCGGCCATGTATGACCCGACGACGAGCCAGTTCGTGGGCGTGTCCGGCGTGCAGGCCGCCATCGCGATGAACACCCAGACCCTGACCCTCACCACGTTCACCGAGTACGGCTACAACAGCTTCGCGCGCGTGTTCGACCGCAACATGGGCGCCAACTCGAACGGCCTGTTCGAGTTGGTCGGGAACGACGACAACGGCTTGCCGATCAACGCCACGATCGGCCTGCCCACCACGGACTTCGGCTCCTCGTTCGTGAAGGTGCTGGAGCGCCTGTTCGTCGGCTACCGCTCGCAGGCCGACATGGTCGTGCGCATCACGACGGACGGCAACGAGGCCGTGACCTACGTGATCCCGGTGACGAGCAATCCGGGCCTTGCCACGCAGCGCGTGAAGGTCGGCAAGGGCCTGGCGGGCCGCTACTGGCAGATCACGATCAACAACCTCGACGGTACGGATTTCACGCTCGATACCGTCGACGTCAAGCCGGTCAAGCTGGAGCGCCGCGTCAATGGCCGAGCGTAAGCGCTTTAGCGGCGACCGTGATACCGCGTTCGACTACCTCGGCATCGGGCGTAACCTGCTCGACCAGCTGCTGGCCCTGATGCGGCTGAACAACCTGCAGGTACTGTCACGCAGCGTCCGGCTGCAGAACGGTGTCACGATAACCGTGTCGTCCACGTTCGGACATCACGACATCCATATCGACGCGCCGGCCAGCGCTTCGCAGCAGACGCGCGAGGCGCTGCAGGGTCTCGCCGACGACGTACAGCACTATACGGGCTTCGTTACACTGGCCGATACCGTCGTACTCAAGAGCATCGTGCGGGTCAAGATCACGACACGCGAACCGAGTGCCGCACCGAGTTCCGCCCATGTGCCGGCGCCCACATGGTCGACGAGCATCATACCGACCGGCGGCGCGTCGATAGATGTCGATGGCACCCTGCACGACTTCGTGATGGTCGGTTCCTCCGTGACGGTGAGTATTTCGCAGCATACGACGATACCCGGCGGCCTGAAGCCCACCGGCCCATCCGTGATCATCGGCGGCGGCACGCAGGGCGGCGATGCATTCGTATGGGATGACTACAACGGCTATACCCAGATGGACAATGGCGGTAACTGGGCACTGCAGCGTCGTAACGCCACGGTCATCGGTATGTCGCCCGACGGCCACGTGTTGTGCGGCTCCCTGGAGCAGTACGACAGCAGCCCGAATACGGCGCTGACCAATCCGTTTAATGGGCAGACACCTCCGATCGGCTGGGTCACACGGGCGGCGAAATGGGCCAGCCGTACTGACCAGCCGCAGCTACCCGCCTATACCTCCGGGGGCACCTATCCAAGCAAGGCGATCACCGTCACGAACGACGGCAATACCGTCAAGGGCACGCTCAATACCGGTGCCGGTTTTAGCTGGAACGGCAAGGCCAACACGAGCTGGTCGAATGCTACCGCGCCATCCCGCATGGGCCTGACCTCGCCCGACGGCAAGGTCGTGGTGAGCCTGAATGGTAGTTATACGCTCGGAGGGCAGACCAAGAAATGGCGCGGCCCGGTCGGCCTGGCCCGTGACGCGCCGAATGATGCCGTACCCTTCTGTGTCGTGCACGTTACGCCTGCGATGGCCCAGCAACCGGCCCAGGAAGTCGTCACGACCCAGACGTTTGTATTTTCCGGGTAGAAACTTTAAACTGCTGCATCTGACAAAGGAACGCCATGTCCCTGCCCATCACCTCCCTGTCCTATCCGGACCCGCCAACGAACGTAGACCTGACTTCCAGTTCAAGGGCGGGCGACCTCGTGTCGAACGGCTGGACCAACGCCACGAACTACGCCAGCAACGCCGTCGACAAGGCCAACGGCCTGCTGGACCAGCTCAAGACCAATGCGGCGACGCTGGCGACCCTGCCGAGCGTCTCCGGGGCCATTGTGGGCGTCTCCAGGACGATCGGCGCGTTCGCGGCCCCTGCGGCACCAGCCGTGCCCGCAAACCTCACCTACGTCGTTCCTGCGGCTCCTGTCGAGCCTACGATGGCCACGATCGCCGCGCTGGACGTCGGGGCGGCGCCGACCTTCACGGCGAACCTGCCGTCGATCAACCTGGACATCGCCGCACCGGCCGCCCTGAGTACCAGTGCACCGGCGGCGCCGACGCTGGGAACCGTCGCACTTCCCGCCACGCCGACCGTCACTCTGCCGTCCGTACCGACGCTGCTGAACATCACCGTGCCGGACACGCCGCTGCTGTCGATCCCGAACTTCTCGCCGATCCTGCCGGGTACGCCCGACGCGGCCAGGATCACGTTCTCGTTCGCCGAGCCGACCTACACGTCCAGCCTGCTCGACGCGCTGCGCACGCGCCTGCTCGACATGGTGAACAATGGCGGCACCGGCCTGAACCCGACCGTCGAGGCGGCCATCTGGGACCGCGCCCGCGCGCGTGAGACGGTCAACGCCGGGCGTGCGGCCAAGGACGCCATGAACGTGTTCGCGCGGCGCGGCTTCGCCAAGCCGAACGGCGTGCTGGCACAGGAACTGGCCAGGGCCACGCAGGACGCAGCCGCGGCGATCAGCACGGCCAACCGCGATATCGCGATCAAGCAGGCCGAACTGGAGCAGGAGAACCGCCGCTTCGCATTCGACGAGGCATTCAAGGTCGAATCGACCATGATCACCTATGCGAACCAGATCGCCCAGCGCGCGTACGACGCTGCCCGCTACGTGCAGGAAGCGGCGATCCAGATCTACCAGACCACCGTGCAGCGCTACGCCGCTGACATCCAGGCGTACAGTGCCAAGGTCGAGCAGTGGAAGGCCGCGACCCAGGCCGAACTGACCAAGCTCGAAAACTTCCGCACGCAGGTGCAGGCGCAGACCCTGGTCGGCCAGCTCAACCAGCAGAACATCGACATCTACAAGGCGCGCGTCGAGGCGGCCAAGACCGTGATCGACACGTTCCGCGTGCAGGTCGATGCCGCCAATGCGCAGGCCCAGATCAACAAGACCCAGATCGAAGCATTCGGCGCCCAGGTCGACGCCTATGGCAAGACCGTGCAGGCCAAGGCCGCGGAGTACGACGGCTACGCCACGCGTGTGAAGGCCGAGGTGGCCAAGGTCGAGGGTTTCCGCGCCCAGTCCGACGCCTACGCCGCGCAGGTGCAGGGCTTCCGTGCACTGGTCGAGGCCAAGGTCGAAGCGAAGAACATGGAGATCAAGATCGGCCGCGACGTGCCGATGGACCTGTTCCGCCTGCGCTCGGATGTGTTCAAGACCCTGAACGAGGCCGAGGTCTCGCGCGTGAGCGCAACGGCCGACGTGTTCGGCAAGCAGGTCCAGCTATACAGCGCGCAGATCGAAGGACAGACCGGCCGCATGTCCGCCGAGACCGGCGCCTACAACGCCGAGGTGAACTACCAGCGTGCCGTCGCCGACAACCTGATCCAGACTTCACAGGCCAACCTGGCGGCGATGGTGCAGAAGGCCGGCATGCTGATCGACGCGACCAAGAGCGGCGCCCAGACCGCCGCGCAGATGGCCGCCTCTGCACTGTCGGCGGTGAACCTGTCCGGCTCGATCTCGGCGTCGATGTCGTCCTCCCTGTCGAACTCGTACGGCCGCGCAGTAGGCTTCAATTACAGCCAGTCCGGTTCGGTCAGCAATACGTACACCACTACCGACAGCACGTCCCATACCGCCTAACCAGAGAGAACAACATGGACTTCAATTCCCTCCGCAACGCAGCCAGCACGGCAGTCGACAAAGTGACGGCCGCCGCGCGCGGCCTGCGCATGCCCGGCGTGGGCGTGGGCGTGCCTCAGCCGGCAGCAGCCGGTGCCGCGCCGCTTCCAACAATCGACCCAACACTGGTCGACCGCGCCCAGGCCACCATGCGCGCGCCCGTGGCGCCGCAGCCGCCAATCCCGACCCTGACCGACGTAATCAAGCCGGGCGTGGCCGGTCCGTTCCAGCCCGAGCCGCCGATCCCGACGCTGTCCGATGTGCACACGGCGGGTAAGGTGGTGCCACCTGCGTTCGAGCCCGCGCCGGGTGTGGGCGCCAACCCGAACGTGCCGCCCGGCGGCATGAGCGCCGAACGCGCCGCCTTCAACGCCGAGCAGGGCCTACGTGCCGGCCCGCCAGCGCCGCCGGCAACCGTCGGCCGCACGCTGTCCAGCATGGCGGGTGACGCGGGCCGTACGCTGCGTGACAGCGTGCCGAGCAAGCTGGGCATGGCCGCGAATGGTCTGACAGCGGCGGCTTCCTTCGCGCCGCACTGGAGCGCGTTCGGCGACGACAGCGGCTTGGACAACGGCCAGAAGGCCAAGCTGTTCGTGCGCGACACCACGCGCGCGCTGGGCGGCATCGCCGGCGGCGCATTCGGTGCCAGCGTGGGCAGCGCAGTTCCCGTGGCTGGTACGGCGGCTGGAGGTATCGCCGGCGGCATCGCAGGCGCCGCTGGCGTGGACGCGCTCGGTGGCGGCCTGCGCCAGGGCGTCAACTGGATCAACGAGAAACTGGGCGGCTCGCCGAACTACATCACCAGCACCGACGAGGACCTGGCCGCAGCCGCAGCAAAGAAGGGCATTGCCGCACCGGTCGTCAAGGCACCCACGCCCGCTGTGCAAGCCGCTGGTACGGCGCTGCAGACACCCGCCGACGTGACCGCATTCAACGACCGCATGAAGCAGATCGGCGCCGACAGCGTCGGCATGCGCGTGGGGCCGGGCGACACCCGCGTACTGGCCAACACCGCGCCGACCAGCGCGGTCATGCAGCAGTTCACCGACCGGCACATGGCCGACCGTACCGCGCAGCTGGCCGCCGCCGACCAGTCCTACCGCGAGCAGTCCATGCACCAGCACGCGCAGAACCTCGTCATGCAGGACCCGGATGTGATGCGGCTGACCGACGAGCTGCAGGCCGCGCAGCGCAGCGGCTCGCCGGCCGCGATCCAGGCTGCCAGCAACGCGCGCGACAACCTGATCCGCACCAAGTCGGGCGACCGCCAGAACGACCAGCAGGCCAACGTGACGATGCGTGGCCAGGACTTCACGCTCACCGGCCAGCGCGCGACGAACCAGCTCGGTATGTACAACGCCATGCGCGAGCAGGGCAACGTCGATCGCCAGTATCAGCGCGAGAGCGCCAACGACAAGTTCACGCAGGGCGAAGCGGCCGAGAAGCATCTGGACGACGCACTCACTGCACGCTTCACGACCGGCACGGACAAGGACGGCAAGCCGCAGGTCGACGTGGCGGGCAAGAATGCGGCCCTGGCCGGCATCCAGCGCAGCGCAGCCGCGCTCGGCGTGGAGAGCGTGAAGGACCTGTCCAAGCTGGACCGCGAGCGCCTGATCGCCGGTGCCGACCTGGCCGCCAAGGTCAACGCGGACGCTTCGAACATCCTGCCATGGAAACCGGACGTGATCGGCGAGGTCATGCCGCACGATCTCCTCGGCCTGCAGAAGAACAGCTCGGGCGACTACGTGATCCAGCGCGGCGCCGCCAAGGGCCGCGTGATCCCGGCGCGCTACCTCAACAAGGTGAATGCCGACCGCTTCGGCGGCCAGCCGACCGACATCTACGACAACCTCAAGGCACAATAATGAAGAACCTGACCGACGCACTCATGACACCGGCCGCGCCGGTCGTGGCAGACGAAGGTGGCAGCAGCTTCTCGCGCGGCCTGCGCCAGGGCATGACGACAGCCGGCGGTCAGCTCCACGCGCTGGCGGGCGGCGTCGGCGAGACGCTGGGCGCACAGGACTTCGCGGCCCAGCAGTACGCCCAGGCCAAGGCCGCCGAGGAGCTGGCGGCGACGCAGGCCCCGGCTGTGACTGACTGGCGTCAGGTGACGCAGGCACCGGACCTGTCCACGGGCCTGCGCAACGCTGGCAGCTACGTGGCCGGTCTCGCCGGCCAGGCCGTGCCGATGGTCGGGCTGGGGCTGGGCGCGGCGGGCGCGGCCGCGCTGACGAAGGGCGCCGTCTCTCCCCTCCTTGCCGGCACCGCGGCTGTCGCCCCGTTCGAGACCGGCAGCGCGCTGCAGCGCCAGCAGGCCGACCCGACCGTCGTGGCGAACAACAGCGCGGTCGACCGCCTGGGCACCGCCGCGCTCGAAGGTACGGGCCGTGCGCTGGCCATGAACGCCGTGCCGCAGCTGATGGGCGGCAAACTGCTGGGTGCGGGCGTCGGCGCTGCATCCAAGGCCGGCATCGTGGCCGAGGGCGTGGGCGGCAACGCGCTGGCGGGCGCGGCGGCCGAGAAGATTTCGAGCACCGCGCAGGATCACCTGAACCCGAACCGCGACACGTCAGGCGACAACGCGCGCATGCTGGATGCAGCCGTGGCCGGCGGCGCACTGGGCGTGCCATTCGCGGGCGCCGGTCTGGTGGGCCACGCGCTGCACGGCAAGGCCGAGGCACCGGCCGGGCGCCCGATCGACGTAGCTGTCACGCCGGAACCTGCAGCCGCTGCGCAGCCACCAGCGTCGCTGGTCGACCGTATCCGCAACACGTTCGCGCGTGGCGACGACGCGGCCGAGAAGATCGCCGCCGGCAAGGACGTGATCGATGTCGACGCACTGCGCACGGCACCGCCAGAGAAGCAGGGCGAGATGCTGCGTGCGGCGGACGACGCTAGAGTCGAGACCACGCGCGGCTGGGTCGACGAGCTGATGAAGGACGGCGGCCTGTCCGACGAGAACAAGGCCAAGCTGGCGCAGGCGGCGGGCGACCTGACCGACCGCGCCAACCAGGCCGTGGTGGCCGGCGTCAAGCTGGCGCAGGACGGCGCGGCCAAGCTGGGCACTCTGGCCGAGGGCCTGTTCAACGCCGTGTCGAAGAAACGTCCGGAGGACGAAGGCACTGCGCTGAAGTCCGAAGTGTCCGGGGACGCCGACAAGGCGATCGCCGACGTGGTGACGCCGCACATCGAGAAGAAGTTCCCGCAGGCGAACGACGTGGCGATGCAGTCCATGACGGCCGGCCTGCGCCGCGTGATGGACCACATGCAGAAGACTGGCACGGTCGACCCGGACGTGGCAGGCCACCTGCAGAAGCTGTTCGGCGCCGACACCACAAGCGTGCTGACCCAGCTGCACGAGCGCGTGCTGGGCGACGCCGACAAGAGTGCTACGAACAACTACTTCCGCGCCGTAAACAAGCTCGACGACAGCATGAGCACGCAGGCCAAGCTGACCGACAAGATCCGCGAGGCCCTGCCGAAGGAGGTGCAGGCCACGCCCGACCAGATCGACCAGATGGCCAAGCACCTGCAGGAGTACGTGTCCGGCGCCACGCTCGACGGCAAGACGCCCGAGCAGCGCGTCGCCATGAGCCGCCAGATCGAGCAGGCCCTGCGCGAGCACTTCGGCGACAAGACCGACGACCTGCTGGAGACGGCCAAGCTGGGCCTGGAGACCGAGCGCTCGCAGGACGCGCTGCATGCTGACGCGCGCCGCGCCGAGGGCGACGTACCGGATGACCATATCGACCTGGCAGGCAATAGCGACGACGGCTTCGCCGACCACGCCGACGCTGGCGTAACGACCGAGCAGGACCTGGCGCGCGAGTACTTCGGCGCCGGCAAGGACAAAAACAATCCGCAGTTCATGCTGTCCGAGCAGGCGCACCGTGACACGTACGGCAATGAGAACAGCCAGGCAGCGCGCGTATTGCGCGACGTGGCGGCAAGCAATCCGGACAAACACGTGTCAGTGATTACGGCTCGCGAGTACGCCCGCGAGAACGGCCTGCCACTGTCCGAACTGGGCAAGGGCATTGATCCGGACAAGCACGTGATGATCAAGGCCGAGGGCATGAAACGTGAGGGCTTGACGTGGCGCGACGTGGACGGCGCGCGGCTGGACACCCACAAGTACCCGGATTCCAAGAGCCGCATCGATACCGAGAATGGCCCGACGTTCGATGCTGTCAAGGTCATGAAGATGTACGCGCAGGAGCACAAGCTACCGCGCGATGCGATGGATGCTGCCAACCCGTTCTATCGCCTGCGTCGCCAGTTCACCGAAGCCATCGGCGCATTGTCAGATCATGTGGGCGAGGCGATCCACGTTGACGACACGACCGTCGTGGCACGGCGTGGCGGGCGCGACATCACGTGGGGTGAGCTGCAGAAGCTGGGCGCGGCCAAGCCGGACGCCGAGGCGAAAGCACTGTCCAAGCTGTATGCCGACCGCGAGGAAGCCGTAAAGGCCGGTGATACGGACGCCGTGGCCAAGATCGACGATCTGCTGGACACCCGCACCATGAGCGGCAACGATCCAAAGGACCAGTTGCTCGACGGCGAGGTGAAGCATACCCCGAGTGCGAGCGAGACCCGCGCCGCACTCGCGCGCGAACTGGGCGCCGCGAAGGAGAACCTGCGCGCAGCAGTCGAGGCGGCTGGCGGTCCACGCGGCGATACCGTATCCGAGTTGCGCCGCCAGGCGCTGGGACTGGAGGACATGGTACAGCGCATGCGCAAGGATCACTACATCGAAGCGAAGACTACCGGCCAGTCCGATATGTTCCATCCACAGGAGCGCGAGGAATGGGCAGTACGTGCCATGCGCCTGCGCGAAATGGCTGACATGCTGGCCAAGTCCGGCGGTGCGCGCAAGCTGACCATGAAGGAACGCGCCGCGATCAAGGAGTACTACAACAGCGAGCGCGAATACGAGAAGAATGAGTTCGGCCAGGCCGAACGCGCACGCCGCGCGGCGCGCGATAGTATCGACGATCCACGTGGCCCATCCGAAGCCGATCCGTTCGGGAACATCCACGATGCAGTGGACCGCATGGGGAGCGACCTGACCGGTGCATTCACAGGCGCACACAACATGGAAGCCGGCCCCGAGGGCAACCTGCTGCACGCCGACAACTTCGAGCCGGACACCCACTTCGACGGACGACTGCCGACGAGCATCAAGGGTGCGATCTCCAGCCGCGCCGCCAGCCTCGCTGCCGGCAAGTCCGCGGTGCAGCGCGCGCTGGGCAGGAAGGTCCAGCACCTGCTGGGCGTGATCGACCAGATGCGGATGAGCGACCAGGCCGAGCTGGCATCGATCGTAAAGGACAAGGACACCGCCAGCGTGGCCAGCACGATCAACGCCCTGTACCGCAAGTACGGCGAACTGAAGGCGCAGGAGCCGAAGTCGAACTTCGTGAACCGCGTGGTGGGCAAAGGCGACGTGAATGACGTGGTGCGCGCAATCAAGGTCAGCGACGATACCCGTGGCCTGCAGCGCGCAGTCGATGCGCTGCTGCCGCACCAGCATGACGCTTCCGCGCGCGCCGTGCTGGAGGTGGCCAACGAGCGCCTGGGAAAGTTAATCGAGGCGCACCCTGACGTCGCCTACAGCATGCAGCGCATGCATCCGGGGAACTCGAACACCGGCAATGCGCGCATGCCGGTCAAGGACTACATCGACAAGGTGCTGGGCAAGACGGTCGACGTGGAGTTCGCCAAGATGCTGCACGCGGGCGAGTTCTATACCGACCCGTCGCGCCTGGCACGCGGCCTGAACGCCGACGTGATCCGCGTGTCGACCCACGCGCTCGACCCGATGAGCGTGGGCTACCACGAGGCGCTACATGGCTTCTTCGCCAAGCTGCACGACGCGGGCCTGCTGGACGACGCGCACCCGCTGGACAAGGCGGCGAGCAGCCCGTACGTAATGAAGCAGCTGAAGGACCTGCTGGCGCACGAGCCGGATGCGCTGGCGCAGCTGTCCAATCCGGACGAGCGCGCCGCCTACATGTTCCAGTTCTGGGCCGCCGGCAAACTCAAGCTGCAGCCGCGCCCGGCCGGCATCCTGGGCCACGTCGCCGACTTCTTCAAAAAGACGCTGGGGATCTGGACCAATGACGCGCGCGCCGAGCACATCATGCAGTATTTTCACAGCGGCGAGTACGGCAAGAACATGCGGGATCGATCCGCCGTTGCTCGTGTCCTGGCCGAGGGCAGCAACGCCCACGTCGAGAAGTTCAAGGACATGGTGGCGCCGCTCTCCAAGCTGGCGACGGCCGTGGCCGCCACCGGCGACGCGCGCCTGCGCAGTACCGGCGTCGACGCTCTGTCCAGGCTGGCCGACAAGGTGTATGCGCCGCTGCACGGCGAACACGGCGACGATCCGGGCTACCTGCCGGCGGCGCGCGCCAAGCGCGGCGAGTTCATGAACCGGTTGGGCACCGAACTGGGTCAGATTGATGCCGGCACCGTGTCCGACGCGCTGGAGTCGCTGCAGCGCGGCCTGAAGGGCGCCACGCCTGCTGAACGCCGCGCGGTGGCCAGTATCCGCAAGGTGCTGGACAACACGTTCCTGTACATGCGCGACGCGGGCGTCGACATCGCCCCGCTGGGCTTCGGCAAGGACTACTTCCCGCGCATGTGGGACGCGAACACGATCCTGCGCAACAAGGACGCATTCCGCGACATGCTGCAGAAGTATGTCACCACCGGCCAGTTCAAGGGTAGTGTGGATCAGGTCATCGCCACGCTCACGCGCACCGACGGTTCCGACCTGCAGGTCGAGACGATCCGCCCCGGCATGCAGAGCAGCAAAGAGCGCGTGCTGCAGTTCATCGACCACAAGGACGCGGCGCCGTTCCTCAACAAGAACCTGTACGAGACGCTGAACAGCTACATCACGCAGGCCACGCGCCGAGCCGAGTGGGCACGCCGGTTCAAGGACGACAGCAGCGACCTGCACCGCCTGATGCACGACGCGCAGAAGCAGGGCGCGACGAAGGAACAGCTGCAGCTCGCATCCGATTACCTGCAGGGTGTGGACGGCACGCTGGGCGACTCGATCGACCCGAAGCTGCGCCGCGCGTTCGGCAACGCCATCGTGTACCAGAACATGCGCCTGTTGCCGCTGGCGATCTTCTCGTCGATGATCGACCCGATGGGCATCCTCGTGCGCGGCGGCACCATGCGCGACTCGTTCGCGGCGATGAAGCGCGGCTTCGCCGAGATGCCGAAGAACTTCAGGAAGGACGCCAAGGGCGACAACTGGACCGAGCTGGCCGCGCAGCTGGGCGTGATCGACAACGCCGTGCTGATGCACAACCTGGGCTCGTCGTTCAGCCAGGGCATGACCAGCAGCTGGGGCCGCAAGCTCAACGATGCGTTTTTCAAGTACAACCTGATGGAGCAGTACAACACGTCGATGAGGGTCGCGGCCACCCAAGCCGCTGTAGGCTTCCTTGCACGCCATGCCGACGGCACGCACTCGCCGCACTCGCAGCGCTGGCTGGCCGAACTGGGGTTCAAGCCGGGCGAGGTGCGGGTGAAGAATGGCCAGCCGCTGATGTCGGCGCGCGAGTTCGAGAACGCCGGCATGGCGCCGGACGCCGCAGCGAAGATGGCTGACCGCATGACCCTCGCTGTCAACAAGTGGGTCGATGGCGCGATCCTGCGGCCGAACGCGGCGCACAAGCCGGTGTGGATGAACGATCCGCACTTCGCGCTGATCGCGCACCTGAAACAGTTCGTCTACTCGTTCCAGGAGACGATCCTCAAGCGCGTGGCCAACGAGGTCCGCTTCGGCAACGTGGGCCCGGCCTACGCGCTGGCGGGCTACGTACCCTTCATGCTGGCGGCCGATACGGTCAAGGGCATGCTGGTCGGTGGCGGCGAGCAGCCGGACTGGAAGAAGGGCTGGGACGCTTCCGACTACCTGTTCTACGAGGTGCAGCGCGCGGGCCTGTTCGGCGTCGGTCAGTTCGGCGTGGACGCCGCCAAGGACCTGTATCGCGGCGGGCTGGGCGTCGGCGCACTGGTGGGCCCGACCGTGGAGCAGCTGGGCGAAGCGGCGCGCACGATCGGTGGCGCGGAGCAGTTCAAGACCTTCGCGCTGAATGCGATGCCCGCCAACGCGCTGTTCGACGCGGCCGGTAATGCGTCCGCCGCGACGAATGCGGTGGACTGACCTTCGGAAGTTTCGAGCGGATCGGAAGCGCTAAGTGCTTGATTTATATACCTTCTTCTATTCTTCTATTATTATCTATTATTTATATAGAAAAAAATAAGAAGATAAGAAGAATAGGTATATAAATAGAGTTTCCAGTAAATGGAAGGAAGAATGGAAGACCGTGCGTGTGGGGCGGCGCCGGCGGCCGTTCGTGTGATCGTGTGGCGTGGGCGAAGGGATAGGGCATTGGGATTGGCCACAGAATTGTGGACTCTGCGTCCCATGTGCATAGGCATGGCCCTGTGATTGAATTCGCGATACGCGAATAGCGAAAGCCGCTTGACGCGGCTTTCTGCGTTTTATACTAGGCGGACGTCAGCGTCGGCCGCGACCCGGAACTGCTTCTTGCACGAGTCGCACGTCATCTCGGTGTCACGCGGATCGCCGAGCCAGTCTTCGACCTGCTCCTCGCAGTGCGGACAGATCACGTGCTGCACGCGGGCGTACACGAAGCGGGCGACATGCATGTCGAAGACGCGCGTTTGTTCTCGGTCCTGGTCACTCATCGTTCATGCTCCATCCGGCTCGTTGATAATCGGCTCGTACGTGAAGTGCGGGTCCGGCTCGCCGTCCACATACATCGTGACCGACTCGCCGCCGACACGACCCGTACCCTTCATCGACATGTCGCGGTAGCTGTTGAATGCCCGGATGGCATCAAGGTGAACCGCGGTATCGACAACCGTACCAAGGTTGCCGACGACGACCTGGAAGCGGGCCATGGTCAGTTCCCCGCATAGATGCTGACGTACTGCTCACCCGGCGCCAGGTCGAACGGGCCGGTCTCGTCACTGACTTCGTCCGTCACGTGGGCGCTGCCGAGCGGGCCGCAGTCGCCACTGGCACCATGCCGGTACATCACCTGCTTCTCGCCGTGGCCGTCGAATTGCAGCTTCTGCAGGTCGACGATGAGTTTGTTGAGTGTGGTCATAGGATCTCCAAAAGAAAACAATAATGTCGGATCAGGCTACCCGAAGGCTCCGGCATGCTGTTCGCTGCTGCGCCATGATGCAGCTCTCTACTTGGAAACGCAGTCTCGGGACCGGGCCTAATCAGTCTCGTCGTGCGTGGCGCGGGCCAGCTGTGGGCTGTTACTGCTGATCGCGAACCGGCTCACCAGCCATCGCATCGTAGGTCGGGTCGCCAGTAGGTTCCTCGACGTTATCCATGCGCGACAGTCCGTCCGGCGTGAAGTAGCCGAGCAGGCCCACCACCATGTTCTGCACCAGCGCGTCCGGATCGAAGTCGTCGACCTTGCCGTTCATCGTGGCGCCGCGTACGGCGTAGCGCGCAGCAGCACGGACCTTGTCGGCGAGTTCTTCGCGTTCCGGCGACGTGGTGCCAGTGCGCAGGCCCATCGGCGGCTCGTCGAAACCGTCAGCGTACAGCCAGTGGTCTTTCGGCAGCGGCGAGCTGACGACGGCCGAGCCAGAACCATCCGGACGCACAAGCATGCCTTCGACTCGGCCGCCGATCGCATCAGCGATCTGCTGCACTGGATGCACGTTGCGCTGCTCGTACAGCTTCTGCATCAGGCGGTAGCCTTCCAGCTCCCACACCTTGTCGATCGCTTTCTTGCGCGCCTCGGTGCGGCCGATGGCTTCGTCGAAGTTATCCATGCTCACGCACGATGACTCGCCGCGCACGGTGAAGCCATTTGTCAGCGTCAGCTCGCAGATCGTGGTGCGCCCCGACGGCGTGATGGTATACGTCTCGGAATCAATCGCCGCCAGCACATCCTCGGGCTTGATGCGCGGCGCCGTCGACCCGGCCATCTGGATCGCGATCTCGGTCTGGTAGTCGCCGTGCGAGATCGACGCGGCCGCCGTCGTGCTCAGGACGTTCCTGGCCGTGTTGTCGATCGAGGCCGCCGCTGTGCGCTCGCGCTGGTACGGCATCCATTCGACGTAACGGTTGGACGGGATCTTGTCGTCGTCCTGCACCAGCGTGACGCTCGTGCGAGCGAAGTGGCGGCCGGCGGCATCGTATAGCGCCACGCTCACGCAGCGCGGCCCGTGCACGGCGACGATCTGCGCGGCCAGCGGCTGGTCGCCGCAGGTCTGCATCGGCGCATCGGCGCCGCCCTTCTTGTCTGCTTCGTCCGGACGATACCACACGATACGGCCGACGGTCGGATTGATCATGATGCTCCCTAGTAGATTCGCCGCGCTTGGAAACGGGCGCGCGGCACGAGCCCTTATTCCCCGCGCGTCTCGTCGATGAGGCGCTTGATCAGGATGGTCGACGCTACCACTGGCCAGAACTCCATCGTGATCACGAACAACCAGAAGAACGGGCACCGCAGAACCCAGCGCCACACGGTTCGGTCTTCGTCGTCGATGGCGATCATCACGAGCACGCCGATCACGAAGTTCAGGCCAATGGCCCACGATGCTTCTTCAAAGGTCATGCGATTCTCCAGTCGGTTTCCAGATGCCGCGCATGCGCGGCATGAAGAAGCCAGGACTCAGATGCGGTCGACGCAGCGGTGGCACTTCTTGCACCAGCGCGCCTTACCCATACCCATGTCGACCATGAACCATTCGCCCGGCTCGTGCTCGCAACGGCGCGAATCCCACAGCCACCACTTCAGCCAGCGGACCAAATCCACCAGCAGCCACACTGGCCAGGTCTGAACCGCGAGCAGATAGCAGAACCAGTCCGGCGCCGCCAGCAGCCACAGATTCGTGCGCTCGGACGCCACCAGATTGATCATGAGTCGGCCCACCACGGCATTCAGTAGCAGGGCCAGGATGATCGCGGTAATCACGAATTCCTCGCGTCCAGGCCACCTTTGTCGGCGCGTGCTTCCGCGGCCTCGTCGCTGTAGGCGTTCGGAAAGCGCTCGCGCAGCTTGGCGATATTCTCGTCCAGCACGGTGCCCAGGTCGATCTCCAGCGAGACGCAGAACTGCATCAGTACGCACACGATATTGGCCAGCGAGTTATTCAGGATCACGCGCTCGTTTGCCATCGGCGTGGTGTCGAGACCGCGCGTCATGAAGCCGACAGTCTCGGCAAACCGGCCGACATAGCCACCCAGCTCGAACGACAGATCGCTGATCGGCCGGATGACATTGTCCACCATGCGCGGATACGAGAGCAGCTGCACATCAAGCGTCAGCGCATCGGCAGCGATGGCAACGTACCAGAACGCATCGCCGATTTCCTCGGCCATGTGGTCGCGCAATGTCTTGCCCTTGTCGTCCGGCGTATCCATCGGCTTGCTGTAGATGCTGATGCGCTTGACCGACGTGACGATCTCGCCAGTCTCGGTGAGCAGACCCAGCGCAGCGTGGGACAGGCGGCCGGCGACGGTGGGCAGCGGCTTCTCGGTGCGCAGTGCGAGCGGTACGTATTGAATCAGGTGCAGGCTCAAGTCATTCTCCTTCAGGGTCGTAAAGATCGGCCACGTGGCCGGGAAAGACAGCAAGTACGGCCAGCGCGTCATTTCCGATTTGCGCCGTGCCGTCCGGGTTCGAGTAGTACTCGCGGATGGCTTCAGGAACAGCGACGCCGATCGCGTCACCGACGTCCATCGCTTCGACGTGCATGCGCGACACCCAGTTGGCCGGCACGCCGTCCCAGTCGGTGTCCGGACGCAGAAGCAGGACGGTGTAGGGCTGCGGTCTGGGCAGTGGCTGCGCCACTTTCACATTCGGGGCTGGCTCTTTCATCACTGCCCCAGCACTTCGAGAGCATCGTGCAGCTTGTCGTCGATGGTCTCGTGGCGGTGCCACATGCTATCGCCGATCTTGTACGCCTGCTGCATCTGGGAATTGAGCAGCTGCGCTTCGATGATCTTCTCCACAGCATCATCGATCCTGCTCATCGCCGTCGCAGGCGGCGCAGTCAGTGCGGTATCGCTCATAGTCCTATCCTTTCTTCCAGGTCCTTGTCGCGCCTGAGCATCGGCGCCCATGCGATGTAGTCGCCCAAGTCATTCCACACGCCGCGCACGGCGACGCCGCCGCGCGTGAGCAGCTGCACGGCAACGCCGTCCGGTGCGCGTTCGCCGATGTGCGGGTACTGCCAGCGCGCTACGCTGCCCACGGCCACCTGGTCGCCGACCTTGATGACATCGGTCAGGACCGGCGGCGCGACGAAGCCATCGTCGTAGTCGTAGTTCTTCGGGTCGCCCGCGTGCTCGGTCGGCTGGCCGTTGAAAGCGTAGTCAATGAAGCGCGGATCACCGCCTTCCTTGGCCTGCAGCGGGATGAACATCAGGTTGGCCACCTCATACACGGCATCGAGCGGCGCGTCCTTGTCCACGAGGAACAGCAGGTCGGCGTTGACGATCACCATGCGCTGCTCGTTCTCGAGTACGGGCTGCGGCGCCAGCACCTGTGCCGGCTCGTACTGCTGGATCACCCAGCCGTCTGTCTCCAGCGCCGACCAGCGGCGGTTCTTGCGGCCGATCAGACTCGCGCGGCACGAGTAGGGCGACGACGCCATCGTCTCGTACTCGGGGATGCCGTCCGGGCCGATGGCGGCCCACACACCCGGCGCATGCCAGTCGAAGTCCTTGTCCTTCGAGTTCATTCTTTCCTCGCTTCGTTGATTTCTTCGATGAGGCGCTTCGCCGTGGAGTACGCGGACTTGCCATAGTCGGCACCGACGTTGTGGCCGACACCGTCCTTCATGCGCACGTTGATCACGTTGGCCAGCTCGTTGACCTTCACCTCCGTAACGTCGGCCGGATCGATCCAGCAGCCGTCGGACAGTTGGATGAGCTGCGTCACGACATGTCCTCCGCTGCACGGAAGCCCAGGAACACCGGATGGCGCGGCGCGTCGACGACGCCGTGCTCGAAGTGCTTGAACTTCACGATGGCATTCATGTGCGCGTCGCGGCTCGCCCACACGCTGGCGCGGAACTCGGCCGTCATGCCGGTGCCGATGTTGAAGGTATAGTCGGACAGCGTGCGCTCGCCCTTCTCATCGATGAAGATGCGCTTGCACACGAACGCGCCCAGCGTGCCCTTGCCGGACAAGCCGGCCTTGGCCGTGCTGCGCTTCGTACGGCCCAGCTCATTCGTCTGCGCGGCGTTCTCGTTCTTCATCTCCTCGACGAAGTCCACGACGATCGCCTCGGCGTCCGAGAAGCGTTTCAGCTTCAGCAGGCCGTGCTCGCGCACCGTGCTGCGGCCGTACTTGTACTTGCCGTCCGGACTGCGCACCATCACGCCCTCGTAGCCGGCCTCCAGGCACTCGGCCTCGAACGCTTCCAGCTCGTCCAGCGACTGGATCAGCGTGTGCGGCACCAGCTTGATCGGGCACTGCATCATCTGGCTCGGCGCCGCTGGCATGCCCGTCAAGCGGGCCTGGACCATGAGCTGCGTCCATTCCTTCTGCACCGACAGCAGCAGACTGCCGAGACGGATCAGGCGGTCGCGGAAACCCTCGTCCGAATCCCAGTAGTCGAACACATGGTACTCGAACGCTTCGCTCTTCGAGTGCGACATGACGACGCTGGTCGTGGCCTGCATCACGTTCGGCGCATTGGCCGGGCCGACGACCAGCTCGCCGTCCATGCCGTGCAGCTCGTGCAGGGAGAGCACCGCCTGCACGAGCTGGTTCGGGATCAGCTTGAGCGAGCGCGACAGCAGCTTGCCGTGCTTGTTCGCGGCGCGCACGCCATCGATCTTGGCGCTGGCGATCAGCGGGAACACGAGGTCGTCGTTGCTGTCCGGCGTACCGGCCAGCATGGGCTTGAATTCTTTGGTCATACGAGTTCCTGGGAAAGATCGATACGTTCGACAAGCCCGCCATGATCGTCGAGCACTTCAAATACGGTGGCGTGGCTGTGAATGTCACGCTGGATACGTAGCGCTTTCACCGCAGCATCGTGAGCAGTTGGCGCATCAATATCGATCTGCCACATGACACGAAACCGTTGATCCGGCAGATCCTGCGTGATGATCTGGGCCTGCTTCACCTTCCACGGCTGCGCCTCGATCGACACGCCGTACTGGTGCGACAGCATGGCGCCGAAGCGCTGCGCGTCGCCTTCCTTGCCGAAGTCCGCGACCCAGCGCGCCAGCCCCTTGCGGCCGCGTTCGTACACGGCCCAGCAGGTCGTGTGTTCGTCCGGGCCGCCGAACTGCGGCTCGGCGTGTTCGTTCTGCGCGTCGGTGCGCGGATGGTGGATCACAGGCACGACCTGGATCGACACCACGTCCGGCAGCGCGGAGGCGCGCAGCTCGTCGAACTTCTTCTTCGTGAATTCGTCGATGTGGATGAGGTAGTCGCGCTCCACGCCGGGCTGCGCGTCGTTGACCCACTTCGTCTGGAACTCTCTCGCCCACTGCAGCGCATGCTGCCAGAAAAGGCCGCGCGAGCCGTCGATTTCTTCCATGAACGCGTCGCGCTCATCTTCGTCCATCGCATTCAGGTACACCGACAGATTGCTGCCGATGTCGAACACGACCTCGCACAGCGCATCCGATGCTTTGTGATTCATTTCGTTTTCCTCGTTATGAGAGCCGCGCTTCAGCGAGCAGGCCCTTGACCTTCGCGTCGACGAACGCCGCAATCTGTTCAGGGAAGTCCGCGAGATCGTCCGGATTCATGATCGCCTCGCGCACCTCCCACGCCTCGTCGAATTCGCGTGCCCACTCGACGATCTTGTTGTGCAGGCCCGGCGAGCCATCGACCATGTCCATGATCGCGGCCCGTGCTTCGGTGCTCCACTGATTCCACACAAAACCCACGCTCATGCCCATACTGGCGATGTACTGCTGCTGGCGCAGGGCAGTCTCGAGTGCCTTCAGTGCATCTGCTTCCCTGCTCATTGAAACCCCCGCCCCGGCGCACGCTTGGCCGCTTCCGGCACCAGCTTCTTCGCAAAGTCGAGCACGCACGTCATGTTGTCACGCTGGATCGCCGCGATCTCGGCCGAGTCGGGAACGTGCGGCGTCGGGATCGGCTTCGTACCCGGCACGAACCACGCCGTACTGCCATCGCGCTGCTCGCGCGCCTCGCCGTGCAGCGTCATGAGCGTGCGCATCGCGCCAATCGTCCCACTGTGCAACACGACAGGACCGACACCGGCCGGCACGTCCTTGTTCGGCAGGACTTCGAGTAAGCCCGAAGCCCAGCACACTAATTTCGCCATCACTTACTCCTTGCTTTTTCGCCGGCCATGCTGCGGAACACCGCACGCAAGGCTCGGGTCGCGAGTGCGTCGCCCTGCTCGGAAAGAGCCTTGACGAACGCGCGCGCTTCGTTGTCGTTACCAAACCGGGTGCCCACGCCCTGCAGGATCAGGAACACCTTGCGGGTGCGCATGTCGATGCAGTCGAATACGCCCCAGCCCTGCTCCAGCGCGCGCTCCTGGTCGCGCGACGTCCAGTCCGGCTCCGGGACGGCGCCGGCCTTGCGTGCCCGTGCCATGTCAGTTTACGTCCAGCCAGCGGCTGTCCCGGCCGTTATAACGCGCGCTGCGGTGCCGTGGCGGCGCCCGGTCATTGATACGCTTGACGAGGTGGTAGAACAACCAGATCGTGAGCACGATCTGGTACGACGAGCGCACGACGCGCGCAGTGGTGAAAAGCGGGAGGAAGTTCATTTGATAGGCACTCCGGATACGGTGACGCCCATGATCCACTGGGCGATGTCCTTGCGGCTCATCATGTGCGCCTTGAACTTCTCGCAGGTGAGTGGATGCTTCCACATACCGCCAGTCAGAATCACACCGCCGTCCTTGCTACCGACGATGACGGCGAGGTTGCGGCCTTCGGCCATACGATCCTTGCCCCAGTCCTTCTGCAGTTCGGACAGGCCCGGTTCGATCAGCGTGCTGGCGCGCTTGGGCAACTCGACGAATTTGTACTCGACCCACAGGTCACGCGCTCGTCCGGAGTACCACACGTCCCAGATGCCGGACGTGTACAGGTTGTTGTTCTTCATCCAGTACGGGTCCTGGCGGCCGGGCGGCAGGTACTTGTGCACGCTGGCCGTGAACGTGGTCTCGGGCTTGCTCATTTGCGGCCGCGTCCTGTGACTTTCGATTGCGCAGCTTCGGTACGCAGATGCTCGTCACGCGCCATGCGCTGGTCGACCAGCGAGGCGTAGCCGACGATGTCATGCCAGTTGTCGCGGTAGTTCGGGTCGCCGTTAAGCATGCGCGCGATCTTGTCGGAGATCACGGTCAGGGCTTGGCGCTGGTCTGGCGCCAGTTGCGCCCAGCCGGCGCCGCCATGCGCGTTGCGCATGACGTTCTGCAGGTCTTGTGCGATCACGGCGTGGTTCTCGAACGAGCCGTAGCGGTCGCCGCGCTCGGCCAGGGTCTGCTGCACGTTGGTATGGGTGGTGACGGTCATGGGTGTGTCTCGCAAAAATGTTTTGGAACGGGAGCTTCGCCTGCGTACACGCGAAACTCGACGAGATTGAGTGCGCCGGCCAGGACGAACATCAGCCAGAACGCGCCAAAGGCGGCCAGGAAGTTCTTCATTTCCCGATCCCGGCGGCCCAGATGGCCTGCAGGTGCTGGGCCTGCGCCAGCGCGTCAGCCAGCGCATTGTGCGCGGCCGCATTGGCCGGCTTGGGCACGGCGCGGGCGGCTTCCATCGACTTGATCGTGCGAAAGCACCGCGTATTCCAGAACTTCCACGGCGTGCCCTGCAGGCCATACGCATGCGCCAGCATGGCACAATCGAAGTCCGAGCCGTTGCCCCAGACCTTCGTGTGCCCCCATTCGAGCGGCGAGCCGCCCCACGCGCGCAGTTCATCGAGTGCATCGCCGAGCGAGACCTGCTCCTTGTGGTCGAACACGGCCTTGGCCTTGGCATCCTGGTCGAGCCACCAGCGCAGCGTGCTGGGGCTGATGGTGCGGTGCTCGTCGAGGTTGGACTGGATCGTGATGACGCGGTAGAACGCGCCGTCGTCGATGTTCTTCTCGTTGAACTTCACCGCGCCGATCGACAGGATGACGGCATGCGGGAGCGTATCCAGCGTTTCCAGGTCGATCATCACGTGATCGAATTTTTCCTTCTTTGGCGGCATGGCCTTCCTTTACTCCGGGCGAAAATAAACCCGGTACTCGGCACCGGGTTAAGGTCAGTCGATCCAGGCGAAGGTTCAGGCTGCAGCCGGCGCCAGCTTGGCGTGTGCGCGGGCAGCGACGGTGTGCGCCTTTTCCAGTTCTTTCACCTTGGCGGCAGCGGCCTTGTCGGCATCCCTGGCAGCCTTGGCGGCGGCCTTGCCGTCGGCAGTAGCCTGCTTGATGTGCGCGGCCAGATCGGCCTTGGCGATCTTGATCGCAGCCTTGTCGCCCGACTTCTCGGCCTTGCCCAGCGCCTTTTCCAGCTCGGTCTGCTTCTTGTTCGCTGCCTTGTCCGCTGCCGTCTTGGCCTTGTCGGCGTCCTTCAGGGCTTTCTCGGTTTCCTTCTTGTGGGCCGCCAGCGCGTCAGCAGCGGCTTTCAGGTTGGCCTTGCAGGTCTTGAGCTGGGCTTTCAGGTCGGCAGCAGCAGCTTTCTGGTCAGCGGCGGACAGGATTTTCGAGGATTGACGTGCCATGATATTTTTCCTTCAATTGTTTTGAGTATTTGATTTCATTGAGCCGTACGGCCCGTGATATGAGTCGGTCGATGATCGAGGCGCGGCGCTGCGAACCCGACTCCAGTTCAAGCGCCGCGAGGACTTCCGCCTCGGTCAGCTCGTCAATGAGTTCGTGCAGACGCCTCATTGACGACAGCGCCTCGGACACGTGCCACTGACGAACTTGTTCCATCACGCCGCCCGATCAGCGACGCGCAGCCGGTTTGGCCGGGGTGCGGCCGCGGGCCTTCGGCGGCGCCGGGGTCGCATAGCTCGACACATCCGGTTCCTGGGTGATGCGTTCCAGCGCTTCGGTGCGGCGAGCCCAGTGGACTTCCACGTTCTCGTTCGGTTGCGGATCGCCGAAACGCAGCGACGGATAGTCGACGTTCGGGTCCATCGTGATCGTGGTCACGACGCCGACCGGCAGTACGCCAAACTTCGCGGCGACCGACTTGACATAACCGTCGAACGACTTCAGGCCCGTGGGCGACACGTCCAGCACGAACAGCGGCGTGTCGGCGTCGGCGTCAAGCGGCAGCACGGCCAGGCGGCGCATGTTCTTGCATGCCTTGCCGTTGCCGCTCGATCCGAACTGGTTCATCGGGCAGGTGGCGCAGGCGTCCGACTGCTTGACCGGCGAATTGTCGCTCGGGACCATCTGGCTGATGACCTGGCCGATGGCGAAGCAGGCCGGCGGCTGGATGTTGTCCTTGTCGTAGGCGCCTTCATAGAAGTTATTCGTCGCGATGAAGTCGACGATCACGACTTCCAGCTCGTTCACTTTGGTGCCGTCCGGCAGGTTGAACGTCTTGTCGTTCTTCAGCTGAATCTTGTCACCGCCGGCCGGCGCGGTGCGGTCGCCCAGCGCAGCCAGCTCGGCAGCCATCTGGTCCTTGATCGACACCAGCGCACCGCCGGTTGCTTTGCCTTTGACTGCGACGGCGGTGCCGGGTTTGGCGGTGGCTTTGGCCGGAGTTGCTGCGGGTTTGCGAGTTGCCATGTTTGTTCCTTGTGGATTTAACGGGTTTTGATATACCGACGCCTCACGGCGGTGAGCGGTACGTCGCAGATTACTTCTCGGCGACTTTGCGCACGTTCAGGCGCTTCTTCGTGAACGGCTCGACACCGGGGATCGAGCCCTTGATTGAGAACAGTTCACGAATGGCCGGATCGCTGATACGACGCTGCAACAGGTGCAGTGCCTTGTTCTTGATGACGTAAGCGCCGAACACGTCCCAGTCAGTGACGTTGCCGGTCACGGTCTCGGAGATCGAAACCGTAGCGGCCTTGCCGGTCGACTTGTCGACGCCCTGCGCCTCCATCGCCGCCATCAGCTTCTCCTCGGCTTCGGCAATCTTCAGCTTGATCGCCTCCTCCTTGGACTGATGCGCGCGCAATTCTTCCTTCAGCTTGTACAGCGCGTCGATCTGGAGACCGATGGGCGCCGGACCTTTCTTGACGACACGATTGCTGCCTGCGGGCATGATTGTAATCCTTTCTTAAACGTAATGTAAAGTTTTGTGTAACAGGCTCAGCTGGTAAGCCGCTCTGCCATCTGGTACGCGACCAACTCGGTCATGATCTTGGTTCGCGAGCCGCTGAATACGGCTATTGGGTCGCGATCCTGTACGTGGTTCGTGTCCGGGCCATCGACTGGGTACAAGTACAGCGACATGTCGTCCGGGCCAAATATCGAGGTCGACATCCAGTAGACGCCGCTGTTCATACCGCGAAACAGTGCATCGAGCATTTGCTCGGGAGTGAGTGCGCTCATGTCAACCTCGCCTCGACGATCTGCGCCAGCAAGTTGCCAAGCACGGCGATGATCGAATGACCAGCAAACAGACCGTGCGGATCGTCCAGACTGACGCGAAGTCGCGCCACTCTGTCTGACGTAGCACTGCCTGTGTCGACGCTGCACACATACTCGACCTGAAACGTATCACCCGACTGCGAATTAACCAGTGTGCGGAGGGTCTTTTCGTCGAGCTTCATGTGCATGCCGCAACCCCGTACGGCCTGAAGAATTTGTGACTCACGTATCGCTTCAATCGCGATCCAGTCTTCATCACTTGCTGTAATTGTCGGCATAGCCACCCTCGCAGTTCAACGGGATATCGGCGCACCACGCGGGCGGCGTGCGCATCGTGCGCATCATGTCCTTGTAGCACTTCTCGGCACGGGCATTCTTCACAGCGCACACGACCTCGTCGTGCGTGGTTGTGACGACCCGGTGGCCCATCTTGTCGATCGCCAGCATCTGGTCGGCGACGATGATCCGGGCCAGCGCCTGCACGAGGTTCTCAGTCAGCAGGCCACCGTAGATCTTGGCACGCTCGCCCTTGCGGTCATACGACCACTCATCCCAACCGGTGTCCTCGTTGCGCTCGCAGCGCAGGTTCGGATACTTCAGCGCCATGCCATTCGGTAGCCAGATGCGGTCCTTCTCCCAGCGCAGGCATTTGTACTCACCCTCGATCCCGCGTGCCATCTGCGGCAGGATGGTCTTGCTGCAGAAGTCCCAGAACTGCGCGATCTTGTAATTCTCGCGCCGGTACGTGTTGACGATGGACTTGCACAGCGCCTCCTCGAAGAACACCGGCGGACCCATCGTGCCCAGCGCCAACGTGTTCTGGAACTTGTTGTGGCCCATCTGGTAGCCCAGGCCCAGCACGGCGATCTTGCCGACGAAGCGCTCCAGCTTGTCCTTCTTCTCGATGCGGCGGCCGTAGATCTTGTCGGCGAACTTGCAGTAGGCATCGCGATCCTTACCAGCGTCGGCCAGGCGGAACGCATCGAGCAGGTCTTCCTGCCCGGCCAGCCATGCGTTGACGCGCGCCTCGATCTGGCCCGAGTCGACCACGACGACCTTATGCCCCTTCGGCGCCAGGATCGACTTGCGCAGGATGCCGGTGTTTTCCGGATCGTCCGGGTCCTCGCGCTTAAGGTTCTGCATGTTCATCTTGTTGCCGCCCGACCAGCGGCCGGTATGCGCGCCGTAATAGTTCAGGTACACCGGCAGCGCGGCGCCATTGGCACCGGCCTTGATGAACCGGCCGGCACGCGTCTCGTTCGTGGTCGACTTGACCGACAGGCGCATCTCGATGAGGTCGCGGATTTTCTGCGACGGGTGTTCCTGCAGGGACGTGAACGCCAGGTCGGTCTTGGCGAACGCATACGCCCATTTCTTGGCCGGGTCGCGGTGCTTGAAATAGGCCGGCGAGATTTTCATCGGGGGTTCGATACCGTGTGCCTGCAGCATGTCAGCGAACACCTTGTCGCTGGAGATCGCCTTCTTCGCACGGTGCAGCAGAATCTGGCGCGTATCCGGCGCATCGACGCCCTTCTTGCGCAACTCGGTCAGCTCCGGCTTGGTCGCCTCGACACCGGCCTTGATCATTTTCTCGACCTGCTTCTCGGTGCCGAGCGACGACAGCAGCAGCGCTTCCTTGTAGGCGATCTCGCGCGCCAGCTCCTTCTCGACCAGCGGCAGGTCGACCTTGAGGACCGGATCGCAGAACAGGCGACAAGTCAGGTTGATGTGCTCGATCTCGTCTTCCGGATACTGCTCCAGCATCAGCTTGAAAATTTCGAACGTGAGGCGCACGTCCTCCTTGCAGTACGCGGCCATCTGCTTGTACAGGGCCGGCGGCAGGTCGCGCACGCCCTTGGCTTGGTCCAGGATGCCAGCCAGCTTGTTACCGACGCCGTAGTACTGGGCCACGTCGTCCAGCTTGGCCGAGATGTCGTTGCTGTGCAGGCCGCGCGCCATCGACAGCGTGTCATAGTAGAACAGCGGCTTGATACCGTCCATTTGCTGCGACAGAATGAAGCCGTCAAAATTCGTGTGGTGCGCGAGCAGCGAGTGCGTATCCCAATTGATCTCGTGCAGGGCTTCTTTGATACGGTTGGCCGGGATGTCCTTCACGGCCTTCTTGCCGATCTTTAGACCCACCATCTGCGCATGGAAGCGCTCGTCGCGGATGTACTCGGACGTCGACAGCTTGCGCAGCGTGTAGTCGGTGTCGTAGAACGTCTCGAAGTCGAGCGTCACGAGCCGATCCCAGTCGGGTTTGTGCAGACGGACGGCATTGCGGATGGTGGAAACCGTGCTGTGGACTTCGTCACGGATATTGCGAACAGGCCGGGACTTGGGTGCTGCGGCCGCGGGCGCGGCCTTTGTTGCGGTGGACCACCCCATTACCTGTCTCCCACTACAAGAACATGCGAAGCATTCCAGGTGCCATTCGGATTCAGTTCGATAGTCAAGCCATCGGCGGCGCCGTCACGCCATAACCCAAACTTGATCGGCTTGCCGCGTACAATGGACTCAGCTTGGAGAAAGTGGCTTTCGCCGCGTTCGTCGAGTTTGGAGAGATACTGCTGGACATTGTCATGCGAAAGCACGACAGGGATTGTTTCGAGAGCCATGGAGGCGTCCTTTCGTTTCGGTTGCGAGGCATACCGCCGCCCAGGATTAGGCGTGGAATTCTTTCATGGACGCGCCGTCGTATTGCGCGCCGCGTATCTTGCAGCAGCCGCCGGCGGTCGGCGGTCTGTCATCCCGGAGAGCTAACGAGACCTGCTGCGCTTACGACGCGTCCATGAAAAAAGCCGGTCGCGCAAGGCGACCAGCAAACGGGTCATTCTATCAGAGTGCGATGCGCTCGCGGAACTGTTCCCAGCCACGGAAATTGCGCGAGAAGTGATTCGGGTCGACCACCACCCATGCCTGATGCTCGAACGGGCTGGCGTGCCGGCTGGTGCGCAGCGTCTCGGCCAGTGCGAGGTCCTTCTCGAGTACTGGTGCCGAGCCATCGTGGTTCAGGTACGACACACGTGCGCAACGGGCCGCGCTCACCAGCGCTGCGCGCTCGTAGTCCAGCCCCTCGATCTCGGCTTCCGAGACATACGGTGCATGGAAGTCGCGCTCGACCGGCGTCGAACCTTCCAGTGCGGCCAGCATGCACTGCGCAAGACGGCGGATATTCGGCTCGGCCGCCGCGTCCAGGCGCAACGAAAAGAAGTTGTCCCATTCCGTCGACGTGACGATCGTGTGCATCCATTGGTACGGCTCCAGAATGCGATTCACGACCTGCTTGTGCAGGCCCAAGTCACGCGACATCGCCTCGGCCACATCGGCCGCGACTTGCGCTGATTGGCGCCACAACTTCTCCGCATCCTGACGAGCAAGCGGGCCGACTTCCCCGTTAGCCTGCATACCCGGTTGATTGGCGCCCCAGTGGATCGGCATGGCCGGATCGCGGCGCACCTGCTCGATCATCTTCGCCACCGGCACGGCGCGCGAAGACATGGCGTTGCGTGAAAAAACGCGATGCGTCATGAACTCGCTATGGACAAAGCGCGGGTACACCAGCTGCAGCGTTGCGATCGGCCGCTCGTGTACGGGCGACGCGGAATGCAGCACGATTTTTGCAGAGATTTCAGTCGGGGTCATAGCTTTTTAAACTCAGGGTCGTCCGGATCGATGTAGATGATCCGGTTCTTGGGGTTAAGGATCGCGTCGCTCAGGGCGATCGCGGACTTGGAAAACTCCGGTACGGCGGCGCGCACGATCTCGCCGCGGAACTTGTCGTTGGCGATATTGTGAATCTCCATCGCGGCCCGTACAAGGTCGGGCGGATAGATCGCTGCCTTGAACGCCAGCTTGATGCGACCGGACATGAAGTCTTCCTCGGCCTGCAGGAAGTCGGCGCGGTTCAAGCCGTGGCGCACGCAAATCACGTGCAAAATATTCTCGAACCGTTGCTTGTTGCCGAGCTTGTCCAGCGCATGACTGAAGATACCGGCCATCACCGGCCCCATTTCCAGTTAATCTGCTCCTCGGCGTAATACATATACGAGGGTTTCTCGAAAGCCGGCTCGGGTTTTTTCTCGCAGTACCATGACGGGCATCCCGGGCCAAGCTGCTCTACGGTACGGCAGCCTTGCCATCCCTTTTGCCACGCGTATGATTTCGAGATATCCAATGGAAGGCCCTTACGATACGCATCCACTCCCTCAAGGTACTCACGGTCGGTAGCCATCATAATTACAACCCCGCGAACAAGTCCAGCAGGTTGCCCATGCGTGCATCCTTGCCCATCAGGTTCTTGTAGACCGCCTGCTCGACCGCCATGTCCGACAGGACGATGATCGTCTCGGTCTTCTGCTTCTGGCCGTTGCGGAATGCGCGCTTGTTCCCCTGCACGAACCACTCCAGATTGTCCGTCGGCGACGGCCAGATCGTCGTCGACGCACGCGTCAGGGTCAAGCCATGCGCGGCGCTGGCCGGGTGCGCGAACAGCACCTGATAGAAGCCGGCCTGGTAGTCCTT